CCTAAAAAAATCTCCGGGGGGACTTTTTCCGGCGGGGTTTACCCCCTCCGGGTTTGGTGCCTGGGGGTGGTAGCTCAATAGGAAGATCAGCGGTAAGTAGCAGAAGCCATCGGTTCGATTCCGGCCGGGCAATTGGGCTCGTAGTTCAGTGGTAGAACATCTGCGAAAGCCGTCGGTTGCGGGTTCGAATCCCGTCCACCCTCGACCTTGCTTGTTGGTCGTTCCTGGAGCAGGCCCTTTAGAAATCCCAAGATACCTCAAGAGTGTCGGACATACACCGGAGGCTTCTTCCCATCCACGGGATGGGCCTGCTTCACGATCGATCAGCAAGGTCTACTGCTACGAAAGGAAACACCCATGACTCAGTCCGTTCAGATCATGGAAGTTCAGGCGCATCCGACCGTCCTTCCGGACAAGGGTAAGCGCAAGGCTCTTCCTCTGATCCTGATCAACCCCGACGGCACTCGCGCCGGCACGGTCAAGACCGCAGCCGCGCAGGCCGACACCACGGCCGTCGACCTCGCGGCTCTCAAGGTCGACTTCAACGCTCTGCTCGCCAAGCTGCGGACTGCCGGCGTTATCGCTTCTTCGTAGGTATTCGAAAAGTTAGATACTGTAGCGGAGAAAACACGTCGTGGTTTGTTTTGCCTGTTGATCATGAGAAAGACGATCGCTCTGACGACGATGGTTTTTCTATCTTCTCTGTTTGTGCAATCATGCGGTAAGCCTAAGGTGTGCGAGCCGTATTCCGTGCGACAAGATTCGTATCATCCTGGGCGTTGGTGGCTTTGTAACGAGGACGGAACAAAAGAACAGCCCATTCAAGGCCCGACGCCGGAGTCTGATCCTATCGCCGCATAAGTTAGATACTGTAGCGGAGAAAACACGGCGTGGCTTGTTTTGCCTGTTGATCATGGGAGAGAGTTATTGGATACCCTATCCGAGCTCTCTCCCCTCCTCCCTGCACCCTCCACCCCATGAAAACTGATAATGAAAGGAGTTGAAACCGTGCCTCGGCGTAGAGAAAGTCCTACTGATGAAACTCCAAGTCGACGCAGACCGGCCTCAACTCCTGATGCTCGTGAAGCTCAGATGATCAACCTTGCTGATCAGCTGGCAGAACGCCAACTTCGAGATGGAACAGCATCTTCGCAGGTCATTACTCACTACTTGAAACTCGGATCCTCACGCGAGCGACTTGAACAAGAGAAGTTGGCTCTGGAACGAGATCTTATCCAAGCCAAGACTGAAGCGATTGCCGCACAAGCCCGACAGGAAGAGTTGTACAAGAAGGCTCTTCGTGCCATGAGTGCATATTCGGGTAACGGTCACATCGACGTGGACGACGATGGAGAACCCGAATGATCAAGACATATTCTGATCTTCGGCGTCTCGAAACTTTCGAGGAACGCTACCGTTATCTCAAGCTTGGCGGCGCTGTTGGCCAAGACACCTTTGGCTACGATCGATTCATGAACCAGGAATTCTATCATTCTCAAGAATGGCGTCGCATTAGAAGTCATGTCATTGCTCGAGACTATGGATGCGATCTGGGTGTCGATGGATACGAAATTCATGATCGGGTTTACGTACACCATATGAACCCGATGGTTCCTGCCGATATTATCGAGGGCAATCTCGATATCCTCGATCCCGAGTTCCTTATTTGTGTGACTCATGATACTCACAATGCCATTCATTATGGCGATGAGTCTCGTCTTCGTCGTCGACAATTCGTCGAGCGTCGACCAGGAGATACCAAACTCTGGTAGCAAGTAAAGAGAGAAGAGCTTTACTTATGACCGACCGGATTACCACGCTCAGCGTTGGAACCAAGGGCGCCGAAGAGTGGTTTCGACTTTTCGAGCAACTTTCTGTTCTTGCCAATCGACTGGGATCGTCTCATCATCATGTGAGTATATCTGCGACTGCGATTGATGAGATCGAGGTGGACGATGAACCACACGAGAATCTCCACTATGACGAATTCACCATCATGAAAGTGCGAAGCGCTATCATCAAAGCACTCCATGACAATCTGGGTGATCCGCCTGAGAACTTGGTGGATGATCTCGTTGGTGCGATGCTCAATGCTGGAATTCTGTTCCGAGAGCGGGTGAAGACAGATGGCATGGACCGGTCACGGCCACCACATTCCTGATACCGAGCTCATTCCAGACGATCCCGCCCGACCCGACGTCGTCGGTTGTGGTGGTCCGGGTTTCTGTTACTTCTGCGACGAAGAAGTTGCCGAGTACAAACGAGAACAAGAGGCGAACAATGGCTCTTAGCGACGAAGAGATTCGTCATCGCTTTGGTTACCATGCCGGTACCAGCGAAACCGTTCCCAGACATGAGAAACTTCGGGAAGGCTACATAGCGTTCCTTAAGTTCCTGAACATGGAACTGCCGGACGGTCGAGCCAAATCTACAGCTTTCGCCAAACTCCAAGAAGCGTCGATGTGGTCGCACTTTGGGATCGCAGAGCTTGCTCCTGTCTCCAGCCCCGAGTATCAGATCAAGACGCCTGGTCGAGGTCGAAACTATACGATCCCGAAACCGGGTCAGGAATCCCCCCGAACCGCAAGAAAGGACGCCCGTCAAAATGGCAGACGGTAACGAACAGCTCTCGCTCGAGTTCCCCGACCCCGATGATTTCGAGTCCTTTGACGACGTGGATTCCGAAACCGTCGAGCTCCCAGAGGACAGCTTCGAGCTGAACACGGCCGACTTCGATACTGAAGGGTGTTGTGTTCGATGACCACTTCCCAGAATGGCTACAAGTCTCGAGATCCCGATCTTGTCGCCAAGTACACCATTGTCCGTGACGTCAAGATCGTCCTTCGCAAGGGCGATGTTTCGGTCGTTCTTCTTCACTTTGCTCGGTGGTATGACAAGAACATCGAACCGCTGACCAAGGCCGATACTGGTGGTTACAACCCTCGTGTCATTCCTGGCTCCAAGATCGACAGCAACCATGCCAGTGGTACTGCCGAAGATCTTCGCTGGAACAAGCACCCACTGGGGAAGAAGAACACCTTCACTGCAGAGCAGAAGAGCAAGATCAACAAACAGCTCGCCTTCTACGAGGGTGTCATTCGCTGGGGCGAGAACTACAAGGGCACTGTCGACGGCATGCACTATGAGATCAACAAGCCGCCGGCCGATGTGACTCGCATCGCCAACAAGATTCGTGAGGCAGCCAAGCCGAAGCCGCCCAAGAAGGCCTTCGTCAAGGTTACCGGCGTACTTGACGAGCCCACGATCAAGCTGTGGCAGCAGATCATGAAGACGAAGGTCACCGGCAAGATCGACGATGAGAACAGTGCGCTCATCCGCGCGGTTCAGGTTCGTTTGAAGGCGACGGTCGATCATCGCATCGTGGTTGACGGCGATCTGGGTCCGAAGACGATCGCCGGGCTCCAGCGCTATCTCAAGAGCCCTGTCGATGGTTACATCACGAAGCCGAAGTCGCAGCTGGTGATGGCTCTCCAGCGTCGGCTCAACGAAGGTCGCTTCTAACAAGGAGAGGAGGACTCCCACGTGAGTATTCTCATCACCGTTAAGAAGAGTCTCGGTATCGACCAGAATTACGAGGCCTTCGATACCGATATTCTGATGCACATCAACTCGGTTCTCGCTACGTTGAACCAGCTCGGCATCGGTCCGGAGAACGGTTTCCAGGTTGAGGACAACACCGCCACGTGGGAGTCCTTCCTCGGGTCAGATCTTCGATTGAACAACGTCAAATCCTTTGTGTATTTGAAGGTTCGCCTGCTGTTCGATCCGCCAGCCACATCGTTCGCTATCAAAGCGATGGAAGACCTCGCCAAGGAATTGGAGTATCGCATCAACACATTCAGGGAGGTGAAAAAGTGGGACACGGAACATCCGGTTACGCCGTAGTAGCAATTCCTTCGCAAGACGACTACGTCTGGAAGCTGTCCAGTGAGAAAGTACCGCATCTGACGCTGTTATTTCTCGGGGACAATCTCAGTAACGTTGATCATGTGGTAGAAACGATCAAGCACGTTGCGGATACATCGCTGTGTAAGTTCGGACTGGACGTAGATCACCGTGGCGTGCTCGGCGACAAATCTGCGGATGTTCTGTTCTTCAAGAACCCTGGTTATTGCGTTAAGAGGCTTGAGGAAGTTCGCTCATACCTTCTCGGCGATACCGATATTCTGAAGGCCTACAACTCCACTGAACAATTCCCAGCATGGATCCCGCATCTGACGATGGGTTATCCTGACAGCCCGGCGCATCCAGATCCAAGGGATTACCCCGGAACAACCTGGGTGACATTTGATCGCCTAGCGCTGTGGATGGGCGAATACGAGGGAGTGGAGTTCCCCTTGAAGAACGATGAATACGACAGCCCTCTGGCTATGAGCAATCTTATGGCTATCGGCGAAGATTTTCTTCAGCATTACGGTGTCAAGGGAATGAAGTGGGGTGTTCGTCGTAGCACCGATTCCGGTCCTTCCGCAGTAGAAGTACGAACACGACCCGGTCGGAGGGTCAAGACTTCTGGTGGAAAGCGTCACCCTGCTTCCGAAGACGCTATCCGAGTAGCCAAGACGAGGCAGCTCGCGAAAAAGAGCACCACCGATTCGCTCTCCAACAAGGAGCTCCAGGAACTCATCAATCGTATGAATCTGGAGCAGCAGTACAAGCGTCTCAACGGCGGGAGTACGTTGGAGCGAGGGACCAAAATGGTCAAAACGTTGATCGGTATTGGTCGTACCGGAAAAGAAGCAGCTGATCTGGGTAGCACGCTGCTTAAAGACATCACGAAGTAGAAAGGAGGTTGGTGATGAGAATACCTGATGAAATGCTCGAGGGTTTGTCGAACACGGACGTTCCGTATTACTACGGACAATTTCGCGATGCCGTTCTTCGTGGCGACATTCCTGTTAATCGAGAAATTTCCCTGGAGATGAATCGTATCGATGCACTCATCGCCAACCCCCACATCTACTACGATCCTAACGCGATCGAGGGCTTCATTCTTTATTGCGAGAATGAGCTGACATTGACGGATGGTAGCGATCTTCATCTACTTCCATCCTTTAAGTTGTGGGCGGAGCAGATTTTCGGTTGGTGGTACTTCATCGAGCGACAGGTGTATGAGCCATCGCCCGATAATCGTGGCGGACATTACATCACCAAGATTATCAAGAAGCGACTGACCACCAAACAATACCTTATCGTCGCTCGAGGAGCAGCTAAGTCGGTGTATGAATCATGCATTCAGAGTTACTTTCTGAATGTCGATACACAGACAACACACCAGATCACCACTGCCCCCACGATGAAGCAGGCCGACGAAGTGATGTCGCCTGTTCGAACGGCGATCACTCGATCACGAGGACCGCTGTTTCAGTTCTTGACCGAAGGGTCGCTACAGAATACCACCGGCTCAAGGGCGCTTCGCGTCAAGCTTGCGGCGACCAAGAAGGGCGTCGAGAACTTCCTTACGGGATCTTTGCTCGAAGTTCGACCCATGTCGATCAACAAACTCCAGGGTTTGCGGCCAAAGATCTCTACTATCGATGAATGGTTGTCTGGCGATACCCGCGAGGATGTTATCGGCGCCATCGAACAGGGTGCTTCGAAGCTTGATGACTTTCTGATCATCGCGGTAAGTTCCGAAGGAACCGTACGCAATGGTTCTGGCGATACCGTCAAAATGGAACTAGCAAGTATTCTCCGCGGCGAGTATCAAGCACCCCACGTCTCGATCTGGCATTACAAGTTGGATGATTTGGCCGAGGTTAACGATCCTCGTATGTGGCCTAAGGCCAATCCGAATCTGGGAAAGACAGTAACGTATGACACCTACCAACTTGATGTCGAACGAGCCGAGAAAGCTCCTTCTTCCCGTAACGACATCCTTGCCAAGAGGTTCGGAATCCCTATGGAGGGATACACCTACTTCTTTACATACGAGGAAACCATCCCCTTCCGTCGTCGACACTTCGACGGAATGCCTTGTGCAATGGGAGCAGACCTTTCGCAAGGTGATGACTTCTGCGCGTTCACATTCCTGTTCCCCCTTCGTCGGGGGTTCGGCATCAAGACTCGCAGCTACATCACTTCGCTTACGTTAGCCAAACTCCCTAGTGCTATGCGCCAGAAGTACGAAGAATTCATAGCTGAAGGAAGCTTGCACGTTCTCGAGGGCACTGTTCTGGACATGATGGATGTCTATGATGATCTCGATCGCTTTATTCAGGCGCATGAATACGACGTTCGTACTTTTGGTTTCGACCCATACAACGCCAAAGAGTTCGTACAACGCTGGGAAGCAGAGAACGGTCCTTACGGTATTGAGAAGGTTATTCAGGGTTCACGCACCGAATCGGTTCCGCTTGGTGAATTGAAGATCTTTGCAGAAGAGCGCGAGCTTATCTTCGACGAAGATCTCATGCAGTTCGCCATGGGTAATGCCATCACTCTGGAAGACACGAATGGTAATCGTAAACTTCTGAAGACTCGGTACCAGGACAAGATTGACAACGTGTCTGCTCTTATGGACGCGTACATCGCATACAAGTTGAATAAGGAGGCATTCGAATGACGATTGCTGGTCAGGAGAAGCCTTCTCTTGACGAACTTATGCACTACGGCGTCCTCGGTATGAAGTGGGGTCATCGCAAGGCGGCAACGGGACGAGACATTATCGCTGCTCGTCGCAGACTCAAGGCCGAGGCCAGGGTTTACCGTAAGGAATCACGAAAGCTCGATACTGCGACAGGCGAAAGAAAAACCCGGATCGAAGCTGATCTGCGTAAGCGCCAGCAGAACTATCTCAATAATCCTGATCGAGTCATTGCTGCTCGCATGACTCGAGGCGAAAAAGCTGCAGCTCTTCTTCTCGGTTCGCAAAGCGGTATCGGATTGGCAGGCGCCGTCGGTAGTATTGCTGGGACTTCTGCTTTGTCTCGCCGCATCGAATTCAAGCAAGATACAGGCGCATACAAGATCGATAAATCGACCAAAGTTCAAAAGCGCATTGGTTACGATCAAATGGCTCGTCCACTGATCCAGGTTGGATCGGGCTTGGCCGCTGGTCTTCTTAAAGATGTTGGTAGCAAAGCATCGGTAGCTATCGGGACCCGAGCAGCAAGTAAGAGAGCTGCGGCAAAAGCTGCTGGTAAAACTCGAGCTCTTGGTTCCACCGCTGCGAAAATCAAGTATGTCAAGCCGAATTTCCGCGGGGTACATAACATCACTACGTTGAAGTAAGAAAGGAGGTGAGTATGGCGTTCGGCGACCGTTTGAAACATGCTTGGAATGCATTCTTCAACACAGAAAACGACCGCTTTGATTTCAACAACGGTCCGATGCATTACGGCTCCTCCCGACCTGATCGTCCTCGAATGCTTTTCGGCAACGAACGGTCGATCATCTCCTCGATCTACACCCGGCTAGGAATCGACGTAGCTGCTGTCGATATTCTTCATGTTCGCCTGGACAAAGAGAAGCGTTATGTCGGCGATGTGGAAAGTGGTTTGAACGAATGTCTCACGGTCGAAGCTAATATCGATCAAGGAGCAAGAGCATTCCGTCAAGACATTGCTATGACGATGTTCGACAAAGGCGTGATCGCTATTGTTCCTGTGGATACAACGATCAATCCCAGTATTTCCGGTAGCTTCGATATTAAGACACTGCGTGTCGGTCTTATCGTGGCATGGGAACCTCAGCGTGTCCGTGTCGAGGTCTATAACGACCGTAAAGGTTGTCGAGAAGAAGTAACACTTGAGAAGAAGTTTGTTGCTATCGTAGAGAACCCTCTCTACTCAGTGATGAATGAGTACAACTCAACCCTCCAGCGTCTTATTCGAAAGCTCAACTTGCTGGACTCGGTTGATGAGCTTGTCAGTTCGGGGAAGTTGGATCTTATCATTCAGCTACCCTACGTGGTCCGATCTGAGGCTCGACGAGCCGATGCTAATCGAC